GATATCTGGATTTTCCAATCTACATTGGTCAATGTTTTCTGGTGTTGTATCATAATAGTGATACCATACTTGACATCCAGTCATATTGATACTGCTACTGGTAGCACCACCGATACCATGACCAAAAGATAGTTTTGAACCTGGTGTTGACATCAAATGTAATAATCTGGTGCCATTAGGTCCAGCTGTTACCTTATACACCAATTCACTTCTTAGTATCCTATTTTTAAGATTGAAATCTGAAGCTGTCAATAGAATATCATATGCTGGAGCAATATAATAACCACCAGCACCACCAGCACCAGCCGCATTAAATCCACCACCTGTTGAACCCAATTGGCCATAACCACCACCAAAACCATAATCAATACCAGCGTAGTTGGCAAATAAAGCCATATCAGTCGTTGGTGGTGTTATCCATAAAACCTCATTTATTTCTCTACCAGCTGGTATCTGATAAACTTGTTTACCAGCCTCTAATTCAACGTAATCTTTTTTTAACTCCCATGGACCTCTGGCTTGTAAACCTACTTGTTTTGAATAAGCATAAGTATAAGATGTCATAAAATCCAAAGACCTTACACTTAATGCGAATGACATATCAATCGTATCAACATTCTGACCCAGTAATGATTGCCATTGATGTTCAATCAACCATTCTTGTACATATTGAGAGTAATCCTCAATTGCAATTTCTAATAAGGTGCATAATTGTTCGTCTGTAAGTTCTATGTTACGTATGGGAGCACCCATAGTGTGTCTGAATCTTTCAAACAATTTTTCCTTTTCTGAATTTGATACTGCCATCTTATATTCTTTTTATATAAATATAAGAAATTTCAGTAATCGTTATTCGTTCAGTAGTTTTTTAATTATCTCAAAACCTTCTTCGATTGTCATAAATGATTTTTCTGGTATAAGTATTTTTTTCTTAACTATAACAATCGGTACACTATCAGCACCACTTATTTCCATTATCTTATTGAATTCCAATTTATATTTTTTATCGTTAATATCGATTTCTTTGAATTCAATATCATCATCTTTTAATAGACCCTTTAATTTATCGCAATAAGGGCAACCTTCCATTGTATATACTCTAACCATGATTATTCAATTATATCTTTTACTATGTCATCCATATCATTATTGTTACCTATGATTTGGTCAATGACATTCTTTTTATGTTTTAATGTATACCACATTCTCGTACTGATTGTATCTTCAAATAATTGGTAATAAACTGATACATTATTTTTCTGCCCAATTCTGTAGCTACGGTCTTCAGCTTGTTCATTATTACCAGGCACCCAATCAAATGAATTGAATATAACCGTGTCTGCTGCGGTTAGTGTTATACCAACACCAGCTGACATTATATTACCGATGAATACTTTTTTCTTTGGGTTATTTTGAAACTCATCAACAGAAAATTGTTTATCTTTATCACCCATTGAACCATTATGAACCACACACTGATTACCGAAGTATTCCTGTAACTCTAATAATTCATCGGTAAATGTAGTGAAAATAATTATCTTTTTACCCTCTTCAAGCGCATTTTCAGCTAATTCTATTGTATTAGGTATAGCTTTTAATGCAATGAATTGTCTAAGTAGTATCAACTCAACCAAATCTCTTTGGGGACTCCCACGTTTCTTTTGTTCTTGTCGTTTTATAAGATACTCTTCCCATAGATTATCATATTCAACCCATTCCTTAGATGTTAATTCATTGAATACTGGTATGATTGTCTTTTCTGGCATATCCAATACATCTTCTTTCATACGTCTCAATACCTTATTCTTTATACGTATTGATAGTTCATTTAAGTTTGAGTTACCATCGATTACCCATATGTTTTTAATCTTACCATTCTTCATTTTTTTCTTGAAGTTCTTGGCATCGCAATATCTTTTAACGTAGAACTGCCAATTATCAGATAATGGGTGTCCAATGATTTTAAGAAGGTTATAGAGGTCTTTAGGTCTATTTGCCACTGGGGTACCAGTTAATAACCAAACGTTCTCAAAAGCGTTCTTTTTGACCAAATCGGTAACGATTGAACCTCTTATACTTTGATGATTTTTCAAATAATGCGCTTCATCAACAATTAAGGTATCGAATTTTTCATCAAGAATGTTTGTTAACTCTTCAATTGGTTTTTCACCTCTTTTTTTAACCGTGTGGAAGTTTTTAAGAATATCATAATTTATAATTGTATATTTGGCTGGTTTCCATTTTCTACCACTGATTATTGATGTATCATATTCACCGAACATATTAATTTCACGTTCCCAATTTATTTTTGTTGACGATGGACATATTATCAACACTTTTTTTGATTCAGCGGCCAATGTACCCATAACCGATTGTAAGGTTTTCCCAAGCCCCATGTCGTCTGCTAAAATAGCTTTTTTTCTTGATACCAAGAACTTAATACCTTCTTTTTGATGTTCGTATAGTTTTCTACCTAATTTATCTTTTTCTTCATACTTTTCAAAATCGATATCAATATCTACTGGTGTGTAATATGGGTCTTCCATTATTTGCGTTTTTGGTACCCAATATATTTCATTTTGTTTTTGATTTTTCTTTAGTTTACCAAAAACGTGGAAAGACTTTTCATTTTCACCCAATATGAATCCGATATACATTTTATTCGGCACAAATGGTAGGTCATATTTCTTTTTAAATTCTTCACCAAGATATTCACTTATACCAATAACCCTATCGACCTTATACGGTTCGAAATCAAAGTTGGAGATTATATATTCTTCTTGTGTTGATGTTAAAGACACTTTACCCTTACTAATTAACTCATTTTTGAGTTTGTTAAGATAAGGGTTTTTACCATTATATTCTCTTAATCTGTTAAGAGCGGTAAAGGCTTTTATGTTTTCAATTTTAATCATAATAATGTATAATTATAATTATAATCAAGTTAAAAATCAATGATTATTTACTAATAACATTTAAACCGATATTTATAATAAAAAAGCCATGCCAAAACCTAAAATCATACCGATAACCAGAAACTATAAGTTTTTTTCTCAAGAGGATTACGAATTGGAAATCCAAATGAGCAGAGAAGCTATTGAGGGTGATGGTAATTTCACTGTTATATTATATCGGGTGGATAGAGAAATGACACCTTCCGATATTTATAATGAGGCCAGAATGAATGAGGTTGCATATAAGCCACCTGTTGAGCTTAAAGTTATGCCGATATTAAATGAACCTGAGAATAAAACTTTCAATGGTAATAGTGGTGGTCTTAGGGATTTACAGGATGGTCAATTGGTTTTTTACATATATCAAGCACAACTTGATGGTTTGGGTGTCGAAATATCATATGGTGATTATATCGGTTATCCAGTTACTGAAACTGAAGTTAGATTTTTCAGCGTTGTAAATGATGGTATTAAAAATTATGATAACAAACATACGATTATGGGTTATAAGGGTGCATATAGAACAATAACATGCGCACCTGTTGACTATAATGAATTCACAAGCGAATAATGGCATTACCTAAAGGTTTTAGAAATAATATAAGATTAACGTCACCGAATATCGGTGTTCCAAGACGTCAGGAATTATTGGATAATATTGCTGATGACGGGACTTTTTTACCCAGAGGTGTCCTTTATCAAGATATGGATGAAACGTTCATAGAATTCATTAATAAGGAACTTAATATTGAGATTGACGGTAATCAAGTACCTGTTATATTTTTAACATTACAAAGATATTCTGAATTTACAAAAACATGGCAGTTTACTGATGAATATAAAAACATCAAAATACCATTCATAACCATTGTTAGAAAGCCTGATGTTCAAGTAGGTACAAACTATAACGGATTGTATAATGTACCTGGTAGACCAACTTTCACTTACTATAAAGTACCAACCAATGATGGTGCAAGGGTTGGTATTGACTTATATAAAGTTCCACAACCAACATCAGTTGACATCACCTATGAGGTAAGATTATTCACGAATAAAATGTCTGATTTGAACTTATTGAATGAAAAAATTCAAAAGAAATTCCAATCAAGACAAGCATATATTTGGCCAAAAGGTCACCCAATGCCAGTGATGTTGGAAAGTATCGGTGATGAATCAAACATTGATGATTTTGAAAACAGAAGATTCTATGTTCAACCATTTGAAATGTTATTGGCTGGATATATCTTAGATGAAAATGATTTTGAGATTATTCCAACTATAAACAGGGCTATGGTCATGAGTGAGATTGAACTCGCTGATGGTGTAACAACACCAATAACTGACCCAAAAAAGGGTGGTGGTTGTATTGTTGCAACACAAGGTAGCGTTATAGTTAGAAATACTAATAACACAGTTTTATCTGTAGTAAGTTGTGGTGAAAATTATGTTGTTGGTAATTCATTGATATTTAATTCTGGTAATACATATAGTCAATTAGTACCAGCTACAACCAGTTTTCAATTACCTAATATAATTAACTATGATAGTGATGGTAGCCCTGTGGAAACTCCAGCAATGGTAGGTTTTACCGCCACAACATGTGAACCAGCTATAATCATAAATTCAGGGGCAACTTATTCTGCTAGTACACCTGCTGGTAGCACATTTGAGTTACCAAACGAGACCATAGAATTCGTCAATACTACTGGTGGTACCACTTCTTTTACTTTCCCAGTATACAGCAACCCTATATTCAGCGCAAATACATTCTGTTTACCTGTTAATGTAACCAATTCTGGTTCAACCTATGATGTTTGGGTAGCGTCTGGTGACGACTTAGAGTTGCCTAATATCACCCATATTGATAGCAATCTATCACCCGTTACATTGCCAGCGCAAACACCATTCACTGCCACTACCTGTCCAGCAACTGGATTAACTGACCCATCATCATTTGCCGATGCTTATGCATTATGGAGAAGTGATATGGGTATTACGGAAGTAGACCAAAGGGTTTCGGAGTGGGCTGACCAATCGGGTAACGGATTTGATATTACTGCAAATGGATTAAGTAATAGACCATACTTATCAGGTATTAGAGGTAGGTATGATTTTAGGGATTTTTACTCTGGTGGTCTTAGTGACCAATGTAGAGCAACAGGTTTGAGTAGTGCCCAACAAAGTGCATTTACATACGATTTCTTATGGACTAACTGGGTTCAATATAACCCATTAGGGTATATGCCCTGTTTTGGTAATGTTAATGCTGCTGATGATATGTTACTATGTTGGATTAGTGGTAATAACTTAATTGTGCAATGTGGTGATTCTACTAATTACGTTCAAAACACATATGGTTTAGGGACATCTCTAGATGTTATTAGAGGAACTTTGGTATGGGAAGGTTCTGAAGCTACTGCTGCTGATAAGATTAAATTCTATCGAAATGGTTCATTAGTATCTCCAAGTTCTACGAATACTAGTGGTACTGTTCCTTCTACTACTGCTAATGGCTTTGGTCAATTTAACCTATCTTCAAGCACGACAGCAAGAAGAAATAACGTATTAACACCGTATCTTGCTGGGTGGCAAA